TTTTATTCACTCCTTGTTCCATTCATATTTTTTCATTGGTCGGTCAATGATGATACATGTGCTTTGACCCAGATGGAAATGGCCGTAACAGGGAACAGTAAAGACGAAACATTCTTTGGTCGTGTAATGGGACCTATATATAAAATGGACGACACTGAGGCAAACAATTTCTTAAAATCTATTTTCTTTTTTCTATGGCTACTTGTTCAGTACAGACTTAATAGAATTGATTTAACACCACTGAATGAAATCAAGAAACGGTTTGTTAAATAATGTTGGTATACATAAATGAAGATCAAAAACAAAACGCAACAAAAATTATTACTTATCGCGTTAATGGTACTCATTACCGTAATTGTATATCAAGTGCGTAACCCAATTATAGTTAATAAAAAGGTCCCAGTCGGAGTCCCAGTCGAAGTTCCAGTTCAAATACCAGTTGAAAGAGAATTTAGAAATCCACCAATCAAAGAGTATAAACCGGGGTACGTCCAACAAATGGGCGTTCTCGTAGGATCAGATGAAGAAACGTTACCTTTATACGGAAAAGAAGTTAGGGGAAGACGTGATCAGTACCATTATTACACGACAACACCAGGTGATCAAGTGTATCCACTTCCAGTAACAATTGATAACCGCGATTGTATGGATGATATTGGGTGTCGCGAACTTTATGGAAATGAATCCGTTTCGGTTTTAGGACAAACGGGTTCATTTCAGGCGAAAATGTACAGAACGGATAATTTCTTTTAATTACTCTTCTTTCTTTTCTGGTGCAACGGCTTCGTATACACAATTACCCAGTGTTGACATTTGCGAACTCATACAACAGCACGCGAGACATAAAGCGAGTATAACTTGTGGAGTTTTCGTGTATTGCATAGCAACTCGGGCTGGTTTATATACTACAAAAAAACAACACATGCAACTACATATTGTAGATGTTAAACTCGATGGTCGACATTCAAAAGATGTCATTTATATTTAACAAAGAAAAATATTGTGTAATATAAATGAAGATAGATTTGTTAAAAAATGAAGCAAAACGCATTGGTCTTCGTGTAACCAAAAAAATAAAAGGGAAACGCATTCCTCTGAGTGAAAAAGAACTTAAGATGAAAATTCAAAGACGGCGACAACCAGCTTTGGAAATTCAAGTTCGAAACTCAAAAAAACTTATACGAACGTGTAAATCACTTTTACGAACCGTGGAACCAAATGCTCCACGTGTTCGTCGAGTTTCTCAACCCGTCGCACGTGCACCACCAGTCGCACGTGCACCACCTGTTCCACCTCCACCACCAGTTCCAACTAGAAAAGATCCACGTGCAAATTTAATGACCGCTTTAAAAGCAAACCTTAAACGTCGTGGTCTTAGAGAAAAGATAAATCAAACTTCTTAGATATAATCTTTTTCGCACCTTCGAGTTCTGGGTGACTCCATAAAAGCCATCTCGACCAAAATCCTGCGGTAAAAAAACCTGTTTTTGTCCAGTTTTCTTTATCACTTCGAGACACATCGAGCATATTTTTATGAACCAGTTTAGGATCGGTTTGTTTTTGTACCATATGGGGAACAAACCCACCGTGTCGTGTTACGTATGAACGCATACGTAATGGATTTTTGTGTATTGTATAGTCTGAGTATCCTCTTGCTCCAAAATCAACTATTTTTCCATTTTCAAAAGTAACTCTAAACTTTTTATCAATACGTGGACTTTTTCTTAAACGAACGCGCATATATAATTACTGAATATATTTTTCACCACGTTTTTTGCGTCTATATAACACAATTCCAAGTGTAAGGGATATTAACCAAGCTTGAAATTGTGATATACCATACGGTTCTTCGACCATAAACATTTATACTATATAATTATTGTTTATTTTGTAATTTAGCGAGTGTGTAGTGGTGATATAAATGTATTAAACTTATAATCAAAGAAACGAGAACAGCTGGGTTATATCTCGCCTTCTTGTTAAGAACGATTAATACAACCGAAGAAAGAGCAATAAAAACTGGTAAGCTAAATAACCCGACTTGAACATTTGTCAAACCGAGAAACCTTTTTTCTAATGTGTTAACTTCTGGTGTTTGGGTTGGTGCGTATTTTTCGTATTTAGGATATCCTGGCATTTATTATATATACACAAAAAAATGTGGATTTTCATGATACCAATACTATTGATATTGAACGATTACCTTAAATCGCCTATAGATAGATTGTATTTCCAAACACCTTTACGTCCACTCGTTGGTATACGAAATTCAATCGTAGATTTATTTTTTTATAAACCGCATTACTCAGTAGATGATTTTATAGGACTTTGGCGGGTACAGAAACACTTTTTCGATATAAAAAATGAATACGATACTTTATATAAAAATAAACAAAAGTATTATTTCCATGACCTCGATCCATGGTTTGAATATAATCAAAAATATTATTACTATAAAATACACGATTTCCCAAAACTATACGCATTTTTAAAAACTGTACCATGTGTTAATCATGCCACGATTGCGGTCATGGAAGGAACAATGTCTATACCAGCGCACCGCGCCGAGAGTAATTTACAGTTACGGTACCACTTAACGCTCGAAGGAACAAGTAATCTTACTACAGAGTTTGATATTCATCAACATAAACCCGGTGAAGATGTTCTTTTTGACCACTCGCGATACCATGGTGTTGATAAAACTGATGAACAAAAGCGTGTTGTTCTTATTCTAGATATTAATAGATTCTAAACTAAAGGTGTTTTCGACACACCGCTTTATACATGTCATGATCACCAACAAGTTCGAGTTCATCGTTTTGTACGATACGTTTTGTAAATGGTCCATGTGTTCCATCCATACATTCCATACACATCGCTGATATCTTAAACACTTTATCGGCGAGAGGTACACAATCTATAAGTTCACCAAACTTTCTTTGTTTATAATCCCCATCAAGACCCGCGAGTAAAATAGTTTTACCCGAATCGAGAACTTTTTCCACAAACTTTTTAAGACCGGTGAAAAATTGTGCTTCATCCATAGCTATAACGTCGACATCTGAAAAATCAACTTCATCGAGATTATTGGTTTTTATACAATCGAAACGAACATTATCATGGGTACGTAAAACATCTTCGGAAGCGCGTGTATCTTTTTTGGAATTTATAACGAGAATACGTTTACCTATAACTTTGTACCGTTTTAAACGTCGGATAAGTTCGGACGTTTTTCCTGAAAACATGTTACCCATAATAATCTTAAGACTCATTTCTAATTATACGTTACACTATTTTAAATGGTTTTAAAGAAACAACTCTTATATTAATAAAAACATGGAAACACTTAGAATTAAACGATTAACTCTCGAAGCAACTTTACCGACACGCGCATCGCCTGGATCTGTCGGGTACGATTTGTATAGTATCGAAAACATGACTATCAATGCATGTGAACGTGGTATTGTAAGTACGGGCATTTGTGCAACGATACCACATGGTGTGTATGGTCGTATTGCACCTAGATCAGGTTTAAGTGTAAAACACGGTATTCAAACGGGTGCCGGTGTTATTGATCCGGACTATACGGGTGAATTGAAGGTTATCTTGTTTAATCACGGGAGTGAACCGTTCGAAATTAAACAAGGCGATAGAATCGCCCAACTCATTTTGGAAAAGTGTGAAACACCACTTATTGAGGAAGTTGATGAATTAAAAGAAACAAAACGTGGCGAACGAGGTTTTGGATCTTCGGGTAAGAACTAATTTAGTTACCAAATGCGATACCACCCATACCATTCTTAATCCTGAGAATGTTATAGTTGACCGCATACGCACGAATCATATCAAGGTTTGCATCGGATGGACCATTAATATTTATTCTCGCATTATCGATTCGCGAAAAGTTCAAGGTACCCGTTGGCTGAGATTTGTTCATGGTAAGGCAGAATGGCCATGTATATATTTGTTCCGAATCGACCGTGGTGTTAAGAACCGAACAGTGTCTCGATGGAACAACGTTTCTGTGGTATTCGTGTGTCATATTTTCAAAGAGTGGAACACCGTTAATAAACATAGACGCATCCGTGAAAGTGTATGATGTAGAGGCACCCGATGCTGAATCGTTACCCGCAGCTATGTGAACGGCCTTTACTGGGTGATTAAAGTAGGTCAAATCAATCGACGTATCGGAAGCAGACATTGGTTGGTGTTGTGTTTGTGTAATGAGAAGTTCGTGTTCACCATTTGCAAAGAATTCACGTTCGTCTGTGTCGACAAACACGTACGAACCGTATACTCTTGGTCTATCAGTACCTAAATCAAATGTACCGTTTCTACACTTAATTCTGATTTCAACTTCGTGATATTGAAGACCGACAAGTGGTAAAGATTTCGTCCAATCTTCACTGAAAAAGAATGGGATTATGTAACTACCGGTAGAAACATTATCACCTCCGTCTTGGGTTGTCGCGGCACATGTCGCTTTTGCCGAAGATTCATTGTATAACGTATTGTGTACTGTATTAATAAAAAGTGTATCCAATTTTGTAACTTCCTGACCACCAATCCACAAAGAGAATTCAGTTGGTGAAGTTTCATCTGATGTCGCATTCGCGGATTTAAAAATAGAATCGTCGTGGTTATTATTATTAATATTGGCATTTTCAATCCACACGTAACTCAAAAGATCACCTTTCGATCTGATAGGGATGGAAACTTCGTTTCCCGAACCAAACGTCCCGATATAATCCATACGTTCTGGTTTTATCGAAAAGTTTGTATGACGTTTATAGTTTTGTCTAAAAAAAGAGACTTGAGGATCGCCTGTGATATAGACGTCCTGGGCACCGACTGAGACGAGATCAATCAAAGCAGCTGACATATTTACTACTATACTATATTAAAAAAATCGGGCGTTAA